ATTGCTCCGCATCGGCTGGCAAACTTCCGAGCGTTCCTCGGGGCCACTCAAGAGTGAAGGTCGAGTTCTTTGTTACGTCTGCCGTCATAAGAATCTGATTCGTTTCGACCACATTCAGTCGTTCCAATATTCCAAAGTATCCCCAAGCACCCAAACAAACACTGCCTATTAAACCTATAAGGTTTCTTATTGGCATTCCTACGGATGTTTTGTCGCTAAAACTTACACCCCCATCATCCGCCACTGCTTAACCACCTTGTAAACAATGACCCACCTATACCTGATAAACCTACAGTAGCTAAGACGACACCAATGCCTATACCTCTTGTGCGTTCGAGTTGCTGGTCTAATCTATCTAACCTATCGTTCTGTTCTCTTACCATGACCTCAAGGCTATCAACCTTCTGGATTAGCTTCCCAATCTCAAGATCGCTAACATTGCTCATGTCTTCGGGTCCTCATTCTCCGTACCCAATGGATGATCTGGAGGTCGTATATATACTTGCCTATCCTCCCCGCTAAAGGCAATGCAAGTCTGCTCGTCCGTGATCATCAACACGGCAGCCAAACCACTGTCTGGGTTCTCAATAATTGCGACCCGCTTACTCTGATCCTGAGTCGCGCTGAACGTCATCGATATATGGACGCCGTAGTCAGAAATTAACGCACCCATAAGAGCGGCGAAATGATGTTTCTCTACTGTCGCTGGTAAACACATCGCTGGGAACGGGATCATTTGTTTCACCATCCCTTCCGGCGGCCCAGCTTTAACCTCATAAAGCATAGCGCTAAACATAAACAAAGCAGTTGCAAGAATAACTTTTTTCATGGCGCTGTAAACACCATTCTTATTTCTAAACCTAACGTACTAGTAGCAACCGCATCTACGTCTATCCTAATAACATCGGCAGTAGATACTCCGTTATTTCCACTAAGTACAGGGGGCGTTGCCGCAGTGCTTGAATCTTTTTCGCTAAGATCAATAGTAATGGGTGTAGACAACATATTATAACCTGTAGTTATATTATGTATTTGAACATTTGTAATACTTCCGCCACTTCCTACCGTATAAACATGAGCCTGTGCAGTATATAAATTCTTACCATTAAGTGTAGAAGGTACAACAAAATGGGTTATCCCATCTCCAGTAAATGGAGCAATTCCATCGGCAACACATTTTATTACTACAGTTCTTTGTGCAAAAGTTGATACATTTTTTGGTAGAATTGACCTTGTAGTTCCTGTTGAATTATCATAGAAAGAAAACTTATCAGTAGTTTCATCTATTGTAACATCAGTAGTAAGATTCTGTATGACTTCTTGTTTATTACTATCAATACTAGTGAGGTTTGAATCCATCTCACTAAATGTGAGCGGAGAACCTTTTACTTCTCTAAGAGTTAAAGTCGTAGCCATAATTAATCATCCACCGTGTAACCAGCAGTCCAGTAATAGTTTTGGACATAAGGCAGAGGTCCATAGGGAAAAGCGCGAGGCTGTGGTTCGTAAAACTTTCGACCATCAATCATTCTATAGGCAACACGACGAGGAGCATAATCTCTCCTTCCTATTCTTCGTATTCTTCTAGCCATTAATATGCCGCCTCTATTGCAGGTTCTAGAACACGTCCAGTTCTGGTGCGGGGCGGTATCGGGTCCATATCATATATACGAGATAGCGCATCTAGAAAATCTGGATGTATTGTAGGAAATAAACTGTATTCATTATCCTTCATCCACTTAGTAAGGTCATATGTTTTTCTATTTTCATCTATACATATAATCTTTTTAGATATAAGGAAGGCTTGATTCCTATCTTTAAAATCAACTTGGTTAGAAGTTAAAAACTTCTCATCCGTTGGATAAGGAAAGTAAAACGAACCATCCTTTAAGTCTGGCTCTAATCTTTGTATCCTATCTTTCTTTGATTGGGAGCCACCACCACCAACCCAGTTTAATTCATAGATAGGAAAACTACTTCCATCAGAAGACATCATCGACTTATAATGTTCTATGTCAGATTGTGCACCATATCTCTCATAACCTACTTTAACTTCCCTAACACCCGGCGCTCTCTTCCACTTTGTTCTTAATCTTTTTAGATAAGTCCATTTCTCAGAAAGAGTCATTCGATGACAACACCCATCTAAAAGAAACTTATTAAAGTTTGAATCAACACCAACAACAGCCATTGCTGTTCTATTAGATTCTTTCTTTTTAGAATGAGCGGGATCAACCATAATGTATACGTTGATCACATACGGGCGAACCTCATACTCAGTCCACCACTCGTCCTTAAATGAAACATCACTACCAGCTATGGGGTTCAGTAACTGCTGACAAGCTACCGTATAAGTTGAGGTAGTCTTTTTAATCTCTTCCCAGCGCTTTGGTTGAAGAAACACTGGCTCTCCATCCATCTGACCATTGTAAGTAGCTGGATGTACTCTAGGCTTTACCGCCGCCCTTTGAAGTATTGTACCATACGTGTCACCATAAGAATACCTTGTTCCAGCATATTGGTAACGAGGATCATGAGTTGACCCCAAGTTTAGAGACAACTCCCATTGGGTTGTAGTCTTCTTAATCTGCTCTGGGGTGGATACTGCATCCTGAACCACTACATCATCATAAACAATAAGGGAAAAATGTCGTCCAGTAGGCTGACCGTCGACAAGTCCGTGAGCTTCCACTGTTTGCTCTTTAGGATTAGATTGACGCTTGACACATATGCCCTCATTCTCAGCCCACTTAGGTGCTTGCTGTTTGGGCTTCTCGTACAGTATATCTGGAAATAAACTTTGCAACCTCTCATTGCCTTCAAACTCCTGCATAATCTGACGCAGGAACGGCTTGGCCTGACGAGCCGAATAAGAAAGAATTCCTATCGTAATGTCAGGATTACACAATACTTCCTGTACGCATCCTAAAAAAGTAATTATGGACGATTTATAATGGAACCGCGCCCAAAGGTCGAGGTGACTATCTTTGGCTCCTTCGACTTCTCTGCATCTATCGTATATCCACGGATGTAACATATCATGCCGATTACATATAAACACACCAAGGTAATAACGATCACACTGAGCGAGAGTCCGAATAAAAGAATCATCGATATTAGAATCACGGTGACATTCAGCATAGGCTTCAACCGCTTCCTCATACGAGACAGTTTGGAGATGCTCTGCAAGTCTAATCGCCGCTTTCGCACTATCATTATCTACTAGAACGCTTTCCGCGATCATGTCTTGCATATTCTTTTGATACCCTTATTGGTGGACATTTACCTTTAGCTTTCTTGCGCCCTTTGGGAGTGGCGCACATCGCCATAAATCTAGCCTGTTTCTTTGTTTTGCTAGGCATTTCTCCTAGCCTATAACGGCGCCGGACTTCAATGTTTTCTTTCCAGCACCTATAAGCTGTCTATGCCTACCAGCAACTTTATTTCTCTGTGCTATGTATGCTTTCCAAGCTATATCACTTTTTGGCTTTATAACCTTTCCAGCCTCATCTCGTTTAATACCATGCTTTTTCTCAGCGGCTCCCATATGAGTCTTTCGCCATGTCTCAGCATGTTGTCGTGGCTGACCTGTTTTGAACTTTCCGCGAATATCTTCTACAGCGCCCTTGAATGCTGATGGATCATATACCGCAGGGCCTTTAGTAGTGGTTTCAGAAGGAGGAACATAGTTGTGTTCAGGACGATGGGTCATCGCCTTTAGTTTTACATGAGTATCTTTGTCGAAAGAGCCAGCCTTTTTAGAGTCCATTAACTGCTTTATTAAACCAAATTTACCAGCCTTCGCCCATGCTTTAATCTTCTCTAGATCAGCCGCATCAGTTATCCCTTTATTAGCCCAGTCAAATTCAAATTGACCGCCATAATTTGGACCCTCTTGATCTCTCTCTTGTATCATGCGTTTATGAGTATTTGTGTCCCAAGTACCTCCTGCCTGAGTAAAAGCATTTCTTGCTCTACCCATCATTCCTGCATCTGCATATCTTTTTGCAAGGTTCAATAGGTCTTGATCTAAACTATCCCACGAGTTATCGTAGTCTATAATTGTTTTACTAACAAGGGCTTCATCTGTACCACCGCCACCTACGGTAGTTGAAGTACCGGGTGGAACCGTGTTAGTTTCACCAGACCTAATAATAGGATTAAGAGGGGGGGTAAATAAAGCATCACCAGTTACACCGGGAGCGGGAAGTATAGTTTCAGGAAGAACACCACCCTCTAGATTCCATCCAAGTGATGTATCTATATTAACACCAGTAGGTTTTTGTGACCTAACGCTCTGCATGTTACCATTATATTTTTCAACAGCGGCACGAGCGGCGGCTGGATTAGGAAAAGAATACCACTTCCCTTGAATGTAGGCAAATGTTATTACCTGTGGTGTTACATCATTTGTTGCCATAGCATCACCCTCTTAATCCTTGTTCATAGTAATTCCAAAAAGCATCTTCGTCCATAACCAATTTCCATAATTCATTACCGCTTAAGGGACCAAAGATTTCTGGATGTTTTTTTGCAAACCCCATAAGACCCCAGAAACCACCAGTAACTTTTTCTCTTTCTCTATCTGATTGAGTTTTCTCTACTACGGGGCCGGGTTCACCGGGATCAACTCTTGCTCCAGTAATTCTATTCCCATATTTATCATAAAGAGTCTCTTGCATCTCTTTAAGAAGTTCTTGCCCAGTCTTCTTACTGTATATTCCTTTATTGATTAAGCCACCTTCAATAGCCTTTCCTACCTTTCCAATCCATGCACCGGGGATAGCCATTGAACCCCAACTAACCGCTTTAGAAAAACCTGAAGGTGTTGTCGTAAAAGATAGAGCTTTGTTTGTATAGTTTCTTTCGAAATCATTCTTCATTCTAGCGGCATGAGAAACCTCTTTATTAAAATGCGCTTTCCAACTACCGCCATGTTTTGTGACTAAAGATTTCCAATCCTTGTTAAGGCGTTGCTGAGTAGTCAGGATACTCTTCTGTATATCAAGAAAGGCTTTCCTGTTTTTTTCTTTAGCTAACTCTTTTGCATCCTTTACTTCCTTCTTTTGGGTCTTAGTTTTTTCTTTATCATCTACATCACTACCGTAATCAGACTCATAGTCTCGCATTGCCTCACCTTCAAAGGCTTCATCATCATCAGCACCAGTAGTATTAGATGTCTGATCTGTCATTTTAGTATCCTACAAGAGCGTTAATCTGTTCTGGTGTAAGTCCTCCAAAAGCGTTGATCCAGTCATTACTCTTAAACTGTTGACCCGGGTTAAGCCCCATAATGGCTCTCTGTTTATCCTTATAAGCACTATATGCAGGATTTATCTTGGTTGCCATTGGACCCCAGAAGCCAGCGGCTACTGCGGCAGCTTGTGAGCCGGGATAGTAATCTTCATGGGATGATTTCTTTGCGGCTAGAAGCTGATCAATAATAGCTTGTCTTGCGTTAACGTATGCTTCCTTTACAGCCGGATTAGATTCAATCTGATCTATCACTACAGGAGATAGTCCTTCTGTAGAATCAGGAGGACCAAAGGCGCTTTGAGCGCTTTCAGTTAGAGAGGGCGGTCCATATACTCCTTCCTGCATTCCAGCTAAACCTCCGTCTTCCTTCTGAAAGAACTGATCATACTCAGGAAGTTCATCGGGCCAACCTTGGTTCATCCACGCTGGAGGAGCCTGTTTCAGTTGCTCTAATACAAGGTCTTGTGGACTTTGTAATATAGTATCTGGTAGTTGTCCTTCTGGTCTATAAGCAGACTGTAGTGGGGAATCCCAAGCCTTAAGAGCCTCTCCCATATTTGCTTTATAACCCGGTGGTAACGGACCCGGTGGTGTTTCTCCAGCCCAGAGTGGGTCTGGTGTTTTACCCCATTGTGGTCCAAACTGAGTACCTACGGCATTAATTCCTGCATTACCCGGAAAGTCAGCACCTTTATAATTGAATGCCTCGTTATACGCTGGGGCTAATGGTGAGGAACCTATAGGCTGTCCAGCAAGCAACTCATCTAACGTAGGCCCTGATTCTTCTAGAGCAATAAGATTACTAAGGTCTGATTGGTTTTGTAAATCTTGTGCGGCTTGTGAGATACTTACGTTTATATTACTAGGTGACAATGCACCCACCCCACTACCCAATTCTTCTTGTACAGGAGTTCCGCCATACCAACTACCCGGAGCACCAAGAAGAGATTCCGCTTGAGCAGGTGTTGGCCCTTGTCCAACAAGCGGAGAGATTCCTATCTGGTTAGTATAAGCTTCAAGAGTCTCGTCATCATCAAAGGTCTGGAAGTTTAAATCAAATACAGCAATCTTTTGTTTTAGTTCTTCAATCTCTTTTTCAAGAGCCTTGCTTTGTTTCTGAATTGATAATCTTTCTTTCTTGGTAGCTGCTGTTGCACCAACTAGCTTACCGTATAAAGCTTTTTCTTGCTCTTCAGACAAGAAGGCTTTGGAGGCCATGAAATCCTGTTTGGACTGTAATGGATCAACAACAGGAGCTTGTGTCCCATATAAGTTCTCTTGCGCCCAGTCTGTTTTAAGTGGGTTAATGGTCTGTATTAAATCGTCTATAGAACCAGATATCTTCGATACTATTCCCTCATCATCGGCTACCGCCTTCTGCGCTTCTTTCTTGGTCATCCCCTGATTGGTTAGATGATCAACAGTCTTCTGCTTAGACCTCTCAAACTCCTTACCCACTAGGGTCTTAAAATTTTCTATAATGTCTGGAAGCCATCCTGATCCGAAATGCCCCTTGTTTAAATCAGCCTTCGGATCACGAAATGTAGCAGAACCTATGATATCATCATATGATGTAGGATTTATTATACTAGCTAGAAATTGGTTCTCTTCTTCTTCTTCAGCCTCAACCTCTCTCAGCGCTAGTGCATTAAGTTCATTTTCTATAGTACCTTCATTCCCCATCAATGCAGCTATGCTTTCATCGGTAACACCCGCCATTTGAGATGCGCCAAAATCCCCAGCAAATGTGGGGTCCATTGCCATATCATGCATTTGAGCGCCACCAGTAAAACCACCCTGACCTACTCTATTACTGAATCCATAATCCTCCGTTTCATCTCCAGCAGCCATATCAGTACCCCTTAGACTTTACTTTCTTGCCTGATTTCTTAGCGTAAGACTTAGCTTCTTTCTTTCCCTTTGAAGTATAGGGGAACTTTTTCTTTCCGACTTTTGGCATATCAGTGTACCTGTTTGGGGGAATCTAACTGATTAATCCCTTTGTTAATGGCCTTCTTAAGGATGGCATCTACATCCACCGTGTTCTTAACCTCGATCCTATGCTCGTTAATGATCTCTTTCTTCTCTTCTCGTTTGGCATATGCTGAATGCCACTTGAATCGGTTGACCATCATTAAGAGCCACAAGGCGTGGTTAAATCTTTTATTGTCTACGTTGTCTCTTCCCTTCTGAATCCACCAAGACTCAGCAGCAATCTTCCCAAAGTCAACAACTTCCTTGAAGTCATCATACTTCTCGTACCAGTTATAGAATGTCTGTTTGACAATGCCTAATTCATGGCAAGCCTCTATGATAGAGCCGCCATTAAAGAATAAGAGTTCTAATCTCCTCTTCCTCTGGGGAGTCCAGAGTTCTTTGTACTTGTTTTTAGCTGCCATGTCTAATAGGAATCCTCAACTTACGCGATATAGCTCGATTATACCACACCGTGTCAACCCCCTACATCTGGGAGGATAACCTTCATAGTATATCTATTCCCAAACTGCGCCCTAAACTTCTTACCACCCTCTCCCTTAGACCATTGCCTCATCTTATAATCAATATTAGCAAGTGCTTCTGGTTTATTGTAGAGCCAGTTCCAATCCTTCCACAATTCAGGGGCATCAGGGAAAGGAATCCTTAGTTGCCACATGTGAGAGGCTCTGTAAGGCCCGTCACGGCGTTTAAAGCTACCACCCCTAGCTACCCTACCCCTATTATCAAAGTGTACCACCACCAACTCCTCCCTGAATCATATCGTTTCTAGAAAATTTCCCAAAAAATCTTAGGTGAACCCAGTATGTGTGAGAGTGTGGGTTTTTTTCGCGTCGGTACGGGGGGAGGAACGATCCACTGTTTGGGGGTTCGACATCAGCAGGGCCAATAGAGTCCCGCTCCATCCATATAATGTTTGTGGCAGGGAATTCGGGGTGTTTCCCGCATCCTTTGTCAGGGTGAGTGTGAACGTTTACATTCATAAGTAGTTGAAACCACGTGGCTGCTCTTTAAATAAAGGCGTCCACATTGA